CCCCCCGCAGGCACAGCAGTTGGCGGCAATCCCGCCAACGGATTTAGCTGCGCACTCGGTATCTGGCCCGCCAAGTTCACATTAACCCGTGGCGGCGGCGGGGCAGGGGGTTGTGGCGGGGGCGGCGGGACCCAGATACCCGGCGGCTGCGCAGCGGGATCATCGTCCGGCTGCTTAATTTTAACCTCAAGCCCGGTATTGTCCGCAATCTTTTGCAAGATACGCGCCATTTCTCCCGGACCAATGAGCGCCTGGTATGCCGGGTTAGAGGCCGTGTTTAAGAATTCCATCTGCCGTGCGAGATCCGTTTCTTGCTTCGCCGCCTGGCGCACGCCATCGACCACGATGTTCTCGTCCCCACGCAGCATCCCGGTTGAGTCCGTGAGCATCACAAAGTCGTACAAGTTTTGCAGCATCGGCAAAAACACATCATTATCAATGTTGTCCGCGACATTCATCAAGGTCTTATTGGCATTGTTGATTAACATGCTCAAGCCCGATGCGGTGCGTCCCGCGCCGCCCGAGGCGCCGCCACCGGTTAAGTATCTCGGGATGGTCGATACATCATCGAGCATCGTTGAAAATTTATCTATGATGCCCATCAGTTCCTGGGCATTACTTTGCGGCTGGAAGAAACTCACCGGCACCCGATTGGGGTTACTCGGATCGCCCGTGTAACTCCACGCTTTCCAGGGACGCAGATCCCGATCCTGGTTAGGCGAGATCAATTCATCATCGAACACGACTTGCGGGCCTGAACTCATCGCGATGTTGTTGACCAACGCGCGCAAGGTCGCGTTAATCACATCGGTTAAGTCATTGGCCAACGCCGGAATGCCATTGCCATAGAGTGTTCCCGGCAACTTGTCGAAGCTGGTTATATAATACGGCACCCGCATTCTAGGAGAGGGATTTAACATCACTTTGAAAATGCGCTTATCCACCATCCAGGCCGTAATGAAATACGGCTTCATGGGATCAGACACACCGGGCACTTTGTACTCTAGTAGATACCGCCCTAAAATAAACCCGTGATACTCGATGGCGTTGATAAACGTGTCATCGAGAACGTTATTGCGGCCCTCCAGTTGGGCGCGCTCGGTGTCAAATATTTGTATCCATTCTTTGAAACCCCGGCCTTCATACGCTTGGATAATAGCCCTGATATCTTCTTCCCGATAACCGGGCAGACCAATCAAGTTATACAAATCCATGACTGAGAGCCGCTGGCGCTCGAAAACTTCCGATGTTTCGATGTGCGTAGCCCCCGGAGAGAACCAAATATCCCAGGGAGATACCCGGCTCCAGAAGAATTTCGCGCTTTCGTGCGCTTCCATTTTCTTCTTTTTGTCCCATTTAAGCTTCGTCGTGCGGCGCGTGATGGGGCCTTTGAGAACCGCAAATTTGTAGACCGGAAGGTCGGATAAAAACTCCGAGAGGGCGGGATAAAAATCCCCTTCTTCCAAGATTTCATCTATCTTTTTTTCGGCATCCTTGGCATCGTCAATGGCGCGGCGGCGCTCAGCAAGTTTAACGGCTTCGTAAAGATTATGCAGACGCGCATGGATCTGATCCTGCGGCACCATATTGCCTTGTTGGTTTGCCGATAACACTTCCTGGTGTACCAAGGTCGCTACATGCTGGTCGATTTCATCGGGCACGACGGGATCGGCGGTGGGCTCCAAGCTCCAGGGGCGATCTGAATTCATGTACACGTTTCTAAGCAGCGCCGTAGCCCCCCGGCACTTCATGCCCATCAATCGGGAGTACACCGCGCTGCCCCCGAAGCGTTCTATTTCTTGCAACTGCCCCGGATCGTACTGGCCGCAGTACGCCCGCATATCGCGAATCAATTCATCGTCAATGGAAATAACGCGCCGATGCCTGACCGCTTTTTCAAACCGTTCCCGGATATGGTTTGCCAGATCCGAGATAACCTCATCATCGGCCTTGGATAGATCGCGGGATTTTTGCTCGGCGGAAAATAATTCATCGTTGGAAATGACTTTTAAGAGCCCACGGCCTTGATGGCGCATGGGCTCCAAGGAGTTATCGCGCTTTTTAGTTTTCGCGGTCTTGGAGGACGAAGGGCTAGAGCCGTCAAAAACGCCAGGAATAGGAGAGACTTCCCGACCCGAGGCACCCACATTGGCGCCCATAGTCGGACCCCTTCCCGGCGAGCCTAGATACCCTTTGCCGGGATAGTCGGTCCCTACCGGGATTGCGCCCACTTAACGTTCAAGCGTGCGGCGTGGGCGGTGCCGCAGGGCCGGGCGTAGGAACCGGAGCCGGTGCCACGACTGATCCCGGATGGATCGCGGCGGGTAGCTGGCCCGGAACCGGAATTTGGCCCGGAAGCGATACTTGGGACGGAGCGGCGCCTTGCGTATTGGTCACTGGCGTATTGGCGCCTTGATGATACCCATGCACGGGCTCGCCGGGCGCGGGTACGCCCGCAGGCGTCGCATAGATGCCGGTGGTCGCAGGACCCCGTACGGTGCCCGCAGGGATCGGTGCGGGCTTGGTCGCCGTGATATTGATGGTCATCGCCGGCTTATACCCAAGAATGATTCCTTCCTGGGTAAATTCCTGTGTCTGCGTGTTCAAGACCTTGCCGTCAAGATCGTAGTCGGTGACGACTACATTGCCGCCGCCGCCCGTATCTACCAGCGCCTCAAGCTCGGCATGGTCCGGGGTGATATACACCGGCGGCTGCGGCTTACCCGTATGATCGGTCACGACCACGGAGGAATTGCGATAGGCGGCGGGAGTGGCACTCGGAACCGCAGGCCCAAAAGCCACGGAAATGTGCAACTTAGTTTTGGCTACAAAAGTCATGGCAGGCAACCCCCAAGAGTGGATGAATGCTCCAGTGTGTGCTTTAAGTCCACGCTTTGCTAGAAATTCTTGGCTCTTCGGGACGGCGCACCTTAATGAGCCTGCCTAGAACGGTCCCCGACATCCCCAAGGCGGCATATTGCATCGCATCATGAATGTCCGACCAGGGGTGCAGCTTCTCAGGAACAGCCTGCAAAATGCCTCCTTTATTGCGCGCATAGCGATACCGAGACTGAAACCCCAAGATCAGGGTTTTGCACCCTGGATCAATCAACAAAGCCGCCCCACCGTCACGCTGCCCGAGTAACCACTTCTCCACCGACCGCAAGCGCGGTTCGATGGAGTTGGTCTGTGCGGGCTGGGACGATAACCCCAAGCGTTTCATCATGCCGAACACAGACTCTTCGCCAATCTGACCGCGCGAAACCCCAGACGGATCGCCGACCACACCTGCGGGTAAACGATTGTACTTAGATTGGCTCAACAACGGTCGAAGTCGGGTAGTGATAAATTGCTCACAGCCCATTCCCGATTCTATGAGTTCATCGAGCACGACCAGTCTACCGCGCGGGTCCATCTGGGTAATCACGCAGGCGGGGTTGCGTCCGAAATCCATCCCCAGAATCAACATAGTTCCTGGAATGGGGATAAGCGCTTGTTTGGCGACATGAAAGTCGGTTCTAAAACTGGCTCTATACACAGCTTCTCCCGAAAGAGAAGGCGTGATGAGATTGTCAATGTATTGGCCTACCCACTCTTTGGAATTACTCTCTATGAGATCTTCATAATAACCAGGAACCAAGTGCTCCCTGTTCTCAGCGTAGGCGTCCCGCGCACCCGGTTGTACGAAATAATCCCACGTTGCGGGTAACGGTTTGCCCATCAGGTCGCGTTCTTCCAAGACTTGGTTCCAGGGCGAGTCTTCGCTGAACGAGTTGGTCTCTCCAATAACCCCATACCAAGAAGGGCCGCCGTTTCTCATTGAAGGGTATCTGCCACAGCGCGATAGCACATCGAGCAAGATCTGCACGGGCAACTCGCGAATCTCTGACAACCAGCCCGCCGTCAGATCCAAGGAGAGCAAACGTTGTACGTTTTCGGCCGTATCCAAGGGCGTGCATATCCACTCCGATTCTATATCGCCGAATTTAATCTCAAAGCTATGATCCTGCGCACGGTAGGAAGCTACGCCACGGAGTAACTCCGAAATCGTTTTCATCGAAGTGGTCTTCAACTGCGGCATTGTATTGCGCACAATTACGAAGCGGGTACGGCGAATGCCATCTATAGGGTCCGGTTGTTGCTGAACCGCACGGCGCAGCAACTCAATCACCATGCCGGAAGATTTACCAGAACCTACGGGACCCCTGATTATGCGGATGCGTTTGTCCGACTGCATGAACCGCGCAAGGGTCGGGGGCGCGGTATAGTTAAGATCGCTCATATTTGGGCTTAGTCGTGGGTCTACCCCAAATATCTATGTGATTATGGACCCATATGGGATTGTTTTCTTCCTTGGTATCCAACTCAGGCTTGCACGGACAGTCAGGACCTAATGAGTGCGCTGGGTACATTTTGCCCGGCTTAGTGCAGGGGATGACATGCTTCTCATCCTGATCGTCTGTAAACACGCCCCACATTTAATTCTTCCGCTTGCTTGGCACGGTAAATTTCTTATCCCCAGGCAGCACCAGTTCTTCCACTTGGCCTTCGATGCGTTCACGCATTTCCGCGCGCCGTACATGGCGGATATTTTCCAAGCGCGTCATGGCATCGCAAGCCACTTGCCGGGATACCGCGTTCTCAGCCAAGAGTTCTTTGATGCGCGCATCTTGTTTATCAAGCATCTGACGATACGCTTCTTGCTGAGTTGCAAATTCCATCCAGGTCTGCTCGGACATCGCGCAGATCCGATGCCCAAAGGTTGTATTCATGACATACACGTTTCCATGCACCGCAGGGCCATTGGGAAACTCAGGCTCAGTCCCGTTCAGAGAAGGTTGGTTTTCCATGGGGTACCTCGGCGACGATGTTGATCGGCTGTGCGGGACCGATGTTGATGATGATGTTGTGCTTTTCCATGGAGTCGCCTTTTTTGTTTTCGTTTTGCACGATGGCGATTTTTTGCAGTTGCTCGATGGCATTGAGCTTAGCGTTCACGGGGTTATCCGAAGTCACGATCTGAAACAATCTTGGCAATGAATCTTCCAGCAAGAACGCGGCTTTGAGCCGTATTCTTTGCTGAATGTTCATATCGGATTTCCACAGCCGCTGCGCCTCGCGATAGGCACTCGTGAAAAGTTCGTTCTGGGCTTTGACGGCCAGATCGCCGGGGCTCAAGCCGTAGTTTTTCAAGATCTCTGCGGCCGGGCGCATGTTCGATACCAGATCCCAGATCAAGCGTGCATCGACGCCATTCACCCCTTCGGCGGCTTCTTGACTGGTTTCTTCGATTTCAAACATGTCTTGCATGATTGTTTACTCGCTTGGGTCGCTTCCGCGACCTCGGCGCTCGGGACCTTTGGCGCTCGGTGTTTCTCGCAGGGCTTTTGCCAAGAGTCCGTAGGCGATACGTTCCCAGTCGGGGATTAAAGCCCCATAAGGCACTTCGGCTTCATCGCCATACACATTAGTCAAGATATAACAGTTGTGTCCCAGAGAAACCACGCAGAGCGCTTTTTGGCAGATTGCCACAATGGCCGGCTCCGTAGGCACGGCCACACGATCCAAAGGCGGCACCGGCCACTTGATCGTTTTGCCGTAGGCTTGACTCAAGGTTTTGGTTCCTGGGAACACACTCGCGAAATGGCGCTCGCACCGCGCATCACGCCAGGAGCTTCGCGGATTACGTACTCGCGGCACGCCACGCGAATGAGTTCGCTGTAAGTGGTATTTTGCAAGGCCGCTATTTTCTGCATCGCTTCAAAGATTTGAGCGTCAAAATAGAAGTTGATTCTAAGACGATCACCGATGCGAGGACGGGTCATGGTCATTGAACTCTACCACAGAGCAAAAGTTGCCAATGATCAAAGGATGCGAATGCAGCCACGTGTATATACGCCGTGTCACAACGACGCTTAACCTGCCAAAAATTCCAGTTCCATCGCACAGTTGCGCCCATGATGACGATCAACGCTTGAACTCCCAGATCAAGCTCAGGCATTACACTGCCCTGACCCGCAGGGGTGATTTCGGGCACATACAGCGTTTCGGGGCCTTCTGAATAATTCAAATCCTCATGGTGTTCCATGATTGTAATCAGACGTTCTTGATAATATTGTAGTTTGTAGGGTTTTTTAAGGTGATCCATGAGGTTTAACCTTAGATTATTTTAAGGGAAGATATTGTACTCACGCTCAGGGTGGGATATCTTCCAGCCTGGAATTTACGCAAAGGAGCATTTATGACCACGATTGTTGATGAGATCCGTGAAGCAAACTATCTTGCAACGGAGGCACAAATAGAACAACTGGCCGCCTCCTACGTCGAAACGGCCGGTGTTTTTGGTTCAATCACCACATCGTACTTCAAGGCTTTGATTGCTGGATGCCAGAAAGTCTTGGGCAAAGGCCGCAAAAAGTACCCCAACTTCAAGGGCACCCAGCTTCAGACCTTGGAAGCGATTGCCAAGCCGTACTATGACGCCGTGGTGCGCGGCGTTACCACGGACGACATGGCCCTCGTCGGCGCCGACGAACTGGAACTGAAGCGGCGCAGGAACGAGATTCATCGACGCTGCGTGTTTGCTCGTACCGCCAAGTCCACGATATTCACCTTCATGAATACCGGTGGAGATATCCGCACCGTTGATCTGCACGATATCTCCAAAGACAAGATGCGCAAGATAATCAACGAAACCCGAGGGGTCACGACCTGGGATAAACAGGTAGAGACTCACCGCAGCCGCATCGAGGACATTTGCCGCAAGCTTGCCAAGAACAATCCGGGCGAAGCCCGTGAAATCCTGGAGTCGGTTCTATCACATATCCAGGGCGTCCTTGACAATCTCCCCGTTGGAGGTCACGAAGTTCAAGAGAATGTTGTCGTTTTCGCTGCCGATACCGGTTCAGAAACCGTTGTGGAAATTCCCCAGGACTTTGGCGAACAAGCCGCCGAACTGGGAGGAGTACCAGAGACTCATATCCCAGCCCTGCACGAGTTCCAGGAGGTCAGCGCAGCCTGAGCATTCTTTTTAGTTCCTTGGGAGGATTTACCCCCGGAGTTTATCCGGGGGATTTTTAAATCTCGTTCTGCATCGTGACCGAGAACGCCGTGGTCGCAAACTCCGTCCCCTGGTCGATCTCCCAGCCTGAGTTGATCGCGGTCAGATAGAGGGCCGGGGTGATGAGCGCCGATGTGACGGTGGCACCAGAGGCGAACGTCAATATTTTGCCGGCGTCGTTTTTGGGGGAT